TGTTAAAAGGAGTAGAGACAGAAGTGTTTAGTATAGGTGCTTTAGCTAAAGCTCTAGATAAACAAATTGTCACTATTCGTCTATGGGAAAAGAAAGGATATATTCCAATCGCCCCATATCGTCTACGTTCTAAAAGTTTAAAAGGCAATAAGGTTATGGGCAATCGTGTATACACACGTGCTCTAATTGAAATTGCTATTGAAGAGTTTGCAAAACGTGGACTTATAGGTTCTGCTCGTGTAGAGTGGAATGAGCATGCCGATCTGACCGAGGCACTTGTCAAACGGTGGAAAGATATGCTACAATAAAAACTGAGAGTCAACCGACCTCATTACCAACCGAGTGCGAAAGCCTCATTACCAATAAAGGAGATACTCATTATGAGTATTGAAAACCCACAAGTCGATGCAGAGTTCTATCTAGAAGATGCAGAAGACGCAAACGCAAAGCACGGCACTACCGTGCAGTCAGGCTGGGCAGCTGCAGAGTCACTGCTAAAGCCAAAGCGTGCTAATGGCAACTACCCAACTGAATTTAAGTTTAGTGAAGAGTTGCAACTTGTACGCTTCCTGGACAACGAGCCATACATGGTCTACCAGTTGCACTGGATTGATCGTTCAGAAGGCAAGAAGTCTTTCGTGTGTCTAGGTGACGAGTGCCCACTCTGCACCATGCTTGGTGATAAGCCAAAGCCAAAGTTTGCATTTAACGTTCTTGTTCTTAGCGACGAGCAGCCTAACGTGCAAATTCTAACCGCTACAACTCCTCTAGCTCGTCAGCTCCAGGCTGCTAATAGCCACCCAGTACGTGGTCCACTTAGCAAGTACTTCTGGACTATTGCTCGTCAGGGTACAGGCGCTTCTACACAGTACTCCCTAGAACGTGTCAAAGCTGCTGACCTTGCTGAAGAGTGGGATCTAGATCCAGAGAACATTGATGCAATTGCCGCATCTGCTTCTAAATATGGTCAGGAAGCAGTGTACATCACTCCTCGTGCTGAACTGATTCAGATTGCACGTTCTCTACTCAACTAACCCACCTCACTATAGTGGCTTAAGGATTCTTCCTTTCTTGCCTTAGCCACACCCCCGATGGGGGCTAAAGCTCCTCTTTCCTTTAGCCCCCATCACTTCTATCTAGGGATAATATGAACATCATTACTACAAAAGAACAATTAACTGAGTTTGTTTCTTACTACATGAATGTGCCAGCTTTTGCATTTGACATTGAGACTATTGGAGACAATCGTCTACATCCAGTGTTGAATGATGTTTGTTGGCTTTCTTTTGCTACTGAAGGTCGTGTAGACGTAATTCCTATGGGTCATCCAAATGGTGATCTTATTGACTACACTAAGCCATTACTTCTTTCAGGAGAACGTCGTCTTGCTGAAGGCAAGCCTCTATTAGATTCGCATTATTCAGCTGATGAGCGTAAATGGGTTCCAAACTTTACTGAGCCACCAGTGCAATTAACTAGGTCAGAAGTCTTTACTGCTATTCAACCTTTAATGTTTAGTGACAAGTTAAAGATAGGTCACAATATAAAATTTGATGTTAAATCAGTAGCTAAGTATTACGGAGGCAAAGTTCCTAGCAAGCCTTACTTTGATACTCTTGTAGCTACTTTTGTCATTGATAGTCAAGAGAAAGACCTTGGTCTTGCTGCCTGTGTAAAACGCGAAACTGGAATTATAGTTGAAAAAGGTGTAGGAGAAAACATTGCTCTACATGACTTTGATAAGGTTGCTAAATATTCCGGTATTGATGCTGAAGTTACTTGGAAGTTGTATAAAGTACTAGATAAAAAACTTGATGCCAAGCTACAAAAAGTATGGCGTTTAGAAATGGATGTTTTATCAGCTCTCTGTGATATGGAACTTACTGGAGCATACATTGATCAAGAAGCATTGCACGATTTAGCTAAAATCATTGAAAAAGGAAAGATTGAAGCTGAAGCCAAATGCTATAAGATTGCAGGCAAGGCATTCCCAATTAATTCCGTTCCAGCAAAACAGAAGCTACTCTTTGGCTCAGAAGATGGTCAAAAAGCCCGTTTAAAGCCCAATCCAGCCTTTAAAGCAGGTCTGACACCAAAAGGTAGGGAAGCACACCAAAAGGGCTTAGAATTGACTCCTGCGCACTATTCTGTAAGTGCCGATGCTCTAGAAAATCTACGTGGTAAAGATGAGCTTGTAGATGCTTTGCTTGAGTATCAAGACCTAAATAAACTCATGACTACTTATGTAACTCCATATACAGGTGGAGAGGTTAAACGCGTCACTAATGGTAAAGAAAAGATAATCGACCGTGCTAGCCTTTTAGTAAACGGGCGTGTGCATACCAATTTTAAATCTTATGGTGCTGAAACAGGCAGGTTCTCTTCAAGCGAACCTAATTTACAAAACATTCCATCATCAGGCGAATATGGAAAGATGATCCGTAATTTGTTTGTTGCACCACCAGGGCATAAATTGGTTGTTGCAGACTACTCTCAAATAGAACCACGCATTATTGCTGCATTTAGTCAAGACCCTATCTTGATGGAAAACTATCTACAAGGTGGCGATATTTATACAACTATTGGTGATACAATGGGTGTAGATCGTAAAGCAGGTAAGGTATTGGTTTTGGCTATCTCATATGGTGTAGGTCCAGATAAAATCGCTGCTTCTATTGGATGTACAGTAAAAGAAGCAAAAAATCTACTTTCTAACTTTGAAAATAAGTTTTCTAGTATTCCTCGCTATAAAGGTAGGGTTATTCGTAAAGCAAAAGAAGTAGAACCAGTTCCTTATGTAGAAACATTGTTTGGTCGTCGTAGGTACTTGCCTGATTTAAACCACTCTGATTTTGGATTAAAAGCACGTGCAGAACGTCAAGCATTTAACACTAAGATTCAAGGCAGTGCAGCTGATATTATGAAGTTAGCACTTATTCGTGCTCACTCTTGTTTTGTAAATGCTCCAGATACAAATGTTGTTTTAACTGTTCACGATGAATTAGTAACTATTACTCCAAATGAATTAGCAGATGAAACTGCTGAAGCCATCCGTATTTCTATGGAGGGCATAAAAATAAAAGAAATAACTATCCCATTAATTGCTGATGTAAAGATCGTCGACAAATGGGGAGAGGCTAAATAATGTCAGAAGTGTATATATGTACAGGATGCTATGAAACTCAAGGAGCAGATGAAAGTGGCGACTATTGCGATATTTGTAGCTCATACAAGTATTTTGCGTGGGTAGAAGTCGATTATGATGAGTACGCTCCTTATGGATTTGATGAGGATTCTGATGAGGATATTTAAAAAGAAATCTGCTCCTAAAGTTCCTCCTTTAGCTGAAATGAATGCCAGGTTACGTGGATTTATAATGGATTCACAAATACAGGATGGGCATGAACTTGCATACATTCTTGGTTGTGCTCCATTAAGTGATGAAATTGCGGAAAAAGAAGAGCAAGTAAGTGATGATAGGGTCGAAAAGATCTCTTTTCTCATTCCTCTTTTATACGCCTATTCCCATGCTTTAGCAGAAGCATCGATAGAATTTCAAAAAGCAAACACAGAAGGACATGAGTCTGTTCCAGATGAAATATGGATCTTTGGTCGTCGTATATTAGAACAAGTTTCTATGTCAGCTTTAATAGGATCAACATCCCAGTTAGTTGATATGGGGTTACTTACAATTCCAAAAAGGATAAAAAAATGAGCAATTCAGATTGGTGGGCTAAAAAATTAGGGCAACAACCTCAGATTCCTGTAGGTCGTCCAGATCCAACGCCACAAATGCCACCTAGCCAACAACCTATGGCACCGATGCCTGGGTTTCAACAATCCCAACCAGATTTGGCTAGGCTCGCGCCATCCTCTAAGAGCACTGCTTCGTGTCCTGACTGCGGGTCGGGCAACTTTATGGCTCCTACGGCTCAAATCGCGCCACGGTGTTACGATTGCGGGTATCCCATTCAGCAATCAGGTGGTAGGTATGGTGCCCTGGCTGGTGCTCATGTTGAAGGCGCGGCTAAACAAGCATCAGGAAATGACACAACAAACAACTGGAACCCACAAGGAATAATAGGAAGTGTATAATGGATCCTCAACAAATTCGTGATTTGGCATTTTTAGATTTTCGTGCTAAACTAGGCGAAGAACTTTTAAAATATGGACTAATAACTTCGTATCAAGGTTCACTAGGATGGTGGATCAGTGACGAATTTCTTAAACTATATGATCTACTGGAGGCAATTCGTGATTAATGCAGATGTACTAAAAGTCATAAATGCACTAAATAAAAAATATGGAGACAATACAGTAGTTTTAGGAGAAAGTATAAAGAATGACCTTATTCCTCGTATTACTACTGGTTCAACTACTTTTGATTATGTTTTGGGTGGTGGTTTTCCTGCTAACCAATGGAATGAACTCATTGGAGAACCCTCTCATGGAAAAACAGCAATCGCTCTCAAAACAATTGCCGCCAATCAAGCTATAAACCCAGATCATTTAACTGTATGGGTAGCTGCTGAACAGTGGGTTCCAGAATACGCAGAAATGTGTGGAGTGGATGCTAGTCGCGTAATAGTTATTGAGACTAACGTAATGGAGGAAGCCTACCAGGCTGTAATTGATTTTGCTGAAACTAAAGGCGTAGATGCAATTGTTATAGACTCACTTCCTGCTTTAAGTCCAATGCCAGAACTAGAAAAGAATATGGATGAGCTTACTGTTGGTAAAGGAGCTCTACTTACAAATAAATTTTTCCGTGTAGTTGGTCAAGCAATGAAGCGCAGTTTAATAGAGGATGAGCGTCCTATTCTTGGACTTATTATTAACCAGTATCGTATGAAGATTGGTGTAATGCATGGAGATCCACGTACTACCCCAGGTGGTGAAGGAAAAAACTACGCTTTCTTTACACGTTCTGAAGTAAAACGCGATGAATGGATTGAGTCAGGTTCTGGAACTAATAAAGTACGTGTAGGTCAGCGTATTAAGATTCGTGTTATAAAAAATAAGACAGCCCCACCACAGCGCATTGCGTATATTGATTACTACTTTGCTCCTCATCTTATCTACAATGCCGGTGACTATGATACTGCTAAAGAGGTAGCTTCTTTGGCTCTTGTTAAAGAAATAGTTGATCGTCGTGGTGGATGGATCTATTATGGTGAGCGTAAATGGCAAGGTCAAGAAGCGTTTGCTAATTCAATTCGTGAAGAAGTAGACCTATATGAAGAGCTTCGTTTAAAAGTTCTAAGCACAGCAGACACAAATATGGAAGGCACATCTGATGAATTACAACTGCATGATTAAACTGTACAACAATATGGTTGCACAACAAGAGCGCTCTAAAATCACAGAGTTTTTAAAAGGTCTTGTTAATGAATTTGAAAAATTTAATGATCCAGCCGAAGACTATAAAACTATTATTAATATTTTAGAATCAGAGGATTGGGCTCTTGGAAAATAACGAATTTCATATTGTAGACTTTCATTGGTCACAAGATCTAGAGGATCAATACACCACTTATATGGCAAACTGTGAATCCACTATTGACGCAGAAATGTATGATGAAACAAACGATTTTCAAACTTTATCTGGTCAACCTTTTTGTGGGTGTGATGTTTGTTATATTCGTGAACAATTATTTTTCCTAGTTCCAAGGATAATTGAAGCCTATAAAACAGGGAAGATTACTATACCAGATGAAAAGTGAAGGACAAAAACAATCTCAAAAGCATGAAAAACGTATTGCTAAAGCTATTGGTGGCAGTACTACAGCAGCTTCTGGTGCGTTTTGGTCTCGTAAAGGTGATATACGCAGTTCAGACCTATTGATTGAACACAAATGGACTGGAAAAAAATCTAAAACAATTCAATCATCAGATTTGGAAAAAATTGTAAATGAAGCTATAATGGATGGTAGATTTCCAGTATTTGGAATCCACCTTAATGGAAAAGATTATGTAGTTTTATTAGAAACTGACTTTCTAGAGTTATGGAACAAAAATGATAATGGATGATTCATACGGAAATCCTAATTACTCTAGTGATTGGATTGATAAAGCTAGGTGTAAAGACAAAGATCCTACAACAGAAATCTTTTTTCCACCAAGAGACAAAACTAAATATTCAAAATTAGCTACCCAGGCTAAAGCCATGTGTCTAGGACCAAACAACACTAGTCCATGTCCAGTTCGTAATGAATGTCTGTGGTATGCTATAGAATCTGATGAACAGCATGGTATTTGGGGTGGCATGAGTCACCGTGAACGCAATGCTTTAGTTAGGAAATGGCAACGCAAGTTTAAAGACAAAATGTCTTTAAAAGAATATGTATACACATTTGATAAGAAGGACTACTCAATTGGCAGTAAATAAATCGGAACTACAAAAATTTCTAGACGCTAAGAAAGCACCAACACGTTTAATTGGTGATATTGAACGCCACCTCATGCAGCGTCCAGTAGGAGATCGTCGTACAGATGTACTTCACCCATCTGAAATTATTAAGCGCGACTGGTGTAAGCGTGCATCCTACTTCCTATTGTCAGGTCATACTAAGATTGCCGAAAAGCCAAATCTACGTTTGCAATCTATCTTTGATGAAGGTCACGCTATTCATGCTAAGTGGCAACGCTGGTTTCAGGAAATGGGCGTTCTATACGGTAGGTTCACTTGTGTTGCCTGTAATTTCTCTATGTTTGGTCTAGGATCAGTTGACTGTCCTAACTGTGGCAAAGAAACTATGGAATACCGTGAAGTAACTTTAGTGGATGATAGTCTACGGATTGCCGGTCATACAGATGGATGGATTAAAGGTATTGGAGATGACACTCTAATTGAAATCAAGTCTATTGGTCCAGGCACAATTAGGTCAGAAGCTCCAAGTCTAATGGCTGATGCCGATGGCGATTTTATGGCAGCTTGGAATGCTATTCGTCGCCCATTTCCAAGCCATATTCTTCAGGGTCAGGTATATCTAGAACTTATGAAACGCATGGGTAATGAGGTAACTGAAATTGTATTTTTGTATGAATTAAAAGCAGATCAGTCTTACAAAGAGTTTAAAGTTAAGGCAGACTTTGAAATTGTAGAGCATGTATTTGAAGGTGCTAAATTTGTTGTAGATGCAGTTGAAGCTGGTAAAGCACCATTGTGCAATAACAATGCCGGTGGAACTTGCAAGCAGTGTGACCCATATAAGGAGGATTAATGAGTGCACTATCTAAATTTGCAGACTGGAATCTTACTTTTAACAAGCCAGCATTAGATCAAGTACAGTTGCCTAATGACATTACAGCCATTGACTCTGAAGAACTAGGTAAGCTGTTTACTGATCTAACTGCTTGGACAGATTATATTGAATCTCAAACTGCAATGGCAATTCTAGAAGAACGTGCTGCATTAAAAGCAAAAGAATACGAAGAAAATGTAATGATGATTAAGCGTATGGGGTCTTCAGCTAAAGGCGAACGTATAACTATTATCAAAGCTGAAATTGCAACACACCCAGATATTGTGGCACTTGACAATGTTTACGAAGAGAAGTATGCTTATCGTAAACTAGTTGAAATGCTACTTACAAACCACGAGCGTGACCTATCCCTGGTCAGCCGTGAAATTACACGTCGTACCAATGACTACAGGAGGAACATATAATGGGACGCATGAAAGACCTTTTTACAGAGATGCAAGAACTCGGCATTGATCCTAATACACCAGAAGGAAAGATTAAGTTTACTGAATTAGTTAATACTCGTTATCCAGGACGTTTAATTCCAAACGGTAATCTTACAGATGAAGTTCTAGAAAATGTCCGTAATAATGATGTAAATAAAGACTTTAATGAGGCAGTACAGCAAAAGTTTCAGTATGCTAAGCACGTCCTTTTAAGTAAGCACAAGGACTATGGACCTACCAATATTAGTCTAAGTCCTGGTGGACCTCTTAACGGTTTACGTGTGCGTATGCACGACAAGTTAGCTCGTATTAACCATCTTATTGATACCGGAGCATCACCAGAACACGAGTCTCTAAAAGATTCTTTTCTAGATCTAGCAAACTATGCTATAATTGCTATGCTCGTATTAGATGACGAGTGGGATAAGTAAAGACATAAATTAAGGAAGGAATAAAAATGTCATTTGATTATGATCGTTGGCTAGAAAGCCCATACACTGATGTGGACGAGCCATGTGAACACGAATGTAATGAGTGTGAAGGCACAGGCAAAGCATGGATAGCTGAAGAAGAGCGTTTTAGCGAAACTGAACTATGTGATTACTGTTTTGAAGGCTCAGGTATGTGCGATGGCAATTGTGAACCAGATGAACCTGATTACAGTTATGAGCCAGAGGATTACTAATGAAGCAGTATGTCTGTGAGCACCTTATAAAACACGTGTATGACACGCATACATGTGATGGGTGCTGTGCACAGTTTATTTTAGTAAAGTCAACTAATGAGTAAAGAACTAAAGATGTTACTTATCTCTATTTTTTTGTTGATAGGTACAGTCGTAATAACTTATTTGACACAAAACTATCAATGTGATAAAGTTGAATACCAAGATCTAAATGGTACTCATACTAAAACTGAATGTCACAAGAAAAAAGCTGAAACTTGTTGGGATAAATACGCAACTGAACAACTGGCAATTCAACAATGTGAAGGAAAATAAAATGGAACAAGTAATTTGGATTATTGGCGGTTTTGTGCTAGGATATGGTGTAATGAAACTTGCAATCTACCTAGTAGAAAAGGCAACTAAGAAAGGCAAATAATTAGGTTGAAAAAGAAAGTAATTCGTCCAAATATTACCGTAGTTTCTTTAAGGGAGCTATTACATAAAACATACATTGCTAAACCAATCTTTCAACGCGAGTATGTTTGGACAGAAGACGAATGTGCACAATTAGTATCAGATCTTACCGGATTTGCATCAGACGATTCAATGCATAACTATACGTTAGATGAGATTATTGTGTACCCTTCAGAAGAAGAACACTATGACTATGAACTTGTAGATGGTCAACAACGTACCTCAACATTAGTCATATTATTTTCTGTTCTATATTCATTTATAAAAGACACTGCAGAATCTACTGAGTTACATGGAGTAATGGATGCTTTTCATAGTCCAGTACTTAAAACAATGCGTGTAAAATTAGCAGATAACGCTTCTGATCAAGTACTAAAAAAGTTTATAGAAAATCCAAATGATGATATAGTAACAATAAATAAGTCACAGGAATACGTTGCAGCTGCCCTAAGTTCTATAAAAGAAGCACTACTAGATACAGACCATGTTAACGACACACAATCCGTATTAGACTTTATAGAGACTGTTTTAGATGGGGTGTATGTAACTCTTCATATAGAACCTAATAAAGAAAATGCTATGATGGTGTTTGATCGTAAAAATAATCGCGGCATCCGTCTTACTAGTTCAGATAAACTAAAAAACTACTTTTTACAAATTCTTCAAGATTCTGGATCAACAGACGCAAAAATGATTCAGTTTAATACAGATTGGTCAACAGTAACCCATTCTCTTTACAAACTAAATAAAAGCTGGATTACACTAGACTATCTTCTTCAGCAAATTGCAAAAGGCGATGGAGTTCTTTTACAACAAACTGCAATATATACCTACTACACTACTAAGTACACTACTGAAGATGAAGTAACTGGATTTATTTCTAAATTACTACATAAAGCAACTTTTCTATCAGAAATTATTGAAGGCGCAAAAACTAATTCTGAGTTAGCAAAATATAAAGGCACTTTTAGGCAAAATTACCCAGTACAGTTGTCCGGATCTAATCTTAATGAAGATGCCTATGCATTTTTATGTCGTCGTATTGACACAATACTAGGACTCTATTGGTTAGCTGATCATCGTACAAACCACTACACTCCAAAAACACTTGATTGGTCTAAAGAGTTATCCCAATTAGATAACACAGCAACTATTGCTCAAGTTCTTGATGCTACCAAATACGAACAAAAAGATTTAGGTATGTTGCTTTCATTGATAAAAGCTGAATTACAAAAACTAGACTATAAAAAAGATTCTAAAAAAATTAAAGCAATTCTTTCTTTATTATCAATCTGGGCAAATGAAGAAGTAGGAATAACTAAAGAAACTTTAGAGAATCTTTTGTTCAGCAAAGAATACCATATTGATCATATTTATCCTCAATCAGGTTCAGGCATTCCTAACAAAAACACTTTAGGAAACTTAACTCTATTACCCGGACCAAAAAATGGTTCAGCAAAAGCGATGTTGCCACAAGATAAAGCAGATTATTATAGGAACACTAGTGCCCTAAAATTAACCCAAGCACTATCTCTTACTCCTCCAGATCCTCATGAAGATAAGTTTATTGCTCCATATCGTATTCAAGGTGTAGTGGATCACCCTATTGCAGCTTGGAATAGTCAGAATATAGATAATAGGTTAAAGCAATTATCTATCTGGCTAGAAACAGCACTACTAAAAAGGATGGTTTAATGGCTGAAAAAGTATTCGGTACTGAACTAAACGGATCGATGACTGTGTCTATAGGAATAGACCAGTCATTGACCGGATTTGCCATAACTATACTCGATGTAGAAAATCCTAAAAACTACTTAACTTGGGTGTACAAATCACCCTACCGAGGTGTAAAACGCCTAGTAGACATATCAAATTGGCTAGTAAATAAACTAGATATAGTTAACGACAGATATGTTGTCGATGTTGCTATGGAAGGCACAGTTTTAGCTAGTCATTCTGCCCTGGTTTTAGGCGAATTATCAGCTATTGTAAAGATTGTTTTTTGGTCATTTTTTGAAGACTGGAATTATCAATATCACTTAAGAGTACCATTACAAGTACCTCCAATGACCCTTAAAAAATACGCAGCTGGTAAAGGTAACGCCAAAAAGCAGGAAATGCTGATGCAGATTTATAAACGATACGGTATAGAATTTAATGACGATAATGCTGCCGATAGCTATGGATTAGCCAGAATGGCAGCTAAATTACATATAAATGACATAGAAAAAGCTATTATTGAACAAATAAAAGATCCTAAATATCGAGATTCTTTATAGTTTTTATGCCATCATATAAAGGAGGATGGCTTACTATTCCGAAAACTAAGGATCACAAATGAATGAAGAAGTCGTTATCCCCTCGACAGAAGAGCCGTTTTTAAGAGTATCAAACGGTTCTAACCCACAATCTGTAGCATCAGCTATTGCACATGCAGTTTACGAAAACAGACAGGTAAAGTTGCGAGCAGTAGGTGCTGGTGCAGTAAACCAAGCAATAAAGGCAATTGCAATTGCAAGAGGCTATGTAGCTCCTAGAGGGTTTGACCTGACTTGCAAGCCAGGATTTACTACTATTGAATCAAGAGATGGCGAAATTTCCGCAATGACTTTTGCGGTAATGGCAAGTTAAGGAGCCAAATGAGAAGAGCAAATATCCAAGGTCATGCCATGCGTCGTCGTATGGGTGCACCATCAAGCTACACACAAACAGTAGGAAACAACATGAGCAGAATGCACAAAACTTCAGATGAGCACTACGCAGACCA